ATATGATAAAAATACGTTGAAGGAATACGTTTTTATTGACGCGAAATATTTCCGGCCGGCGGAAGTAGATCTTTTGATCGGGGATCCGACAAAGGCGCGGACAATTCTTGGATGGGAGCCGAAGATCGGGTTCCAGGAACTCGTGGAACGCATGGTTGCCTCGGACTGTATTTAGACGGAATAATTTATATACAATAATATATATATATATTGATGAATGGCATTTTAAGATCAAGAGCGGCTTTAAGAGCTGCTGCTAAAGACGGAACTAACCCATCAGCTAATAAACAAAAAGATGCAGAGGCTCGCGGATTTGCTGGTGTATCAAAAAATAATCCGGTAAACCCAGCTCAGGAAAATACAGCAGATGAAACACCAAAAGAAACACCAAAAGAAACACAAGAAGAAACACCAGAAGAAACAACAGAAGAAGCGTTGGAACGAGGTTTTACAATTTTAAAATTCGAGAAAATCGGTGATATTGATTCTCGATCGCCTGTACCCAATTTATTTAAAATAAATGAAGTAAAGTTTATAAATAATAAAAAATCCGATGAAAATCATCCATGTCAACACAATATAAATGAAACACTAACTTTTAAGGTTAATGATATTATTATAGCGAATAGCGATAGAAAAGATGGAATGTGCCTTCCAAAACCATTATCTAAGGGTATAATCTTTGAAATAAATGGCGAGACGGATGTTGAGAACAGAATCAGCGGGTTAAATGAACAACTCAAAAAAGCGACTGGTGAAGAAGAAAAAACAAAAATAGACAAACAAATAAATTTACAAATAGCAAAAAGAAATAATATAAATCAATATTTTTCAAGAATCGAAATTGTTGCAAGAACCGGCGTAAATATTAAAAAGGTCGTTAAAATAAGTGATCCATTTCATGCTCAATTGGAATTATATGACGGTGCAATAAAAAAACTTTCTGATAAAATTGTTGAATATGCAAAAGATCATCCAGATAATCCAGATATGCAAAATAATATGAAAGAGACGTATAGTACTCTGACAGATGATGATAAAATTGCATCGCTTGAAAAAGAACTACAACCAAACCCACACGGAGGAAAATTAAAGAAAACTTCAAAGCGTAAATTATATCAAAAACGTAGAACCTTAAAATATAGACGTAATAAAAAAAGAAAATCCAAGATAAGACGGTCGTCCAAACGATAAACCATTTCACTACCACTTTGAGGTATTAGTGAAATTTTTTTACCTTTTAACGGGTATAGCATATCCGCCATAATAATCAAAAGCGGCATCGTTCAAATCCCCAATATAAAACTCACCCACCGGAATCTCTGGAACCATCGGTTCTTTAAAATAGTCTTTTTCCAAGATCCGCGTCTGAATATTATCCTGAAACCGTTTTTCCAAATTGGCCTGCGGATTTAACCACGGCTCCTCCCATCTCGGGTGTTCCAAAGAACGGTACGACCACGCCGGGTGCGAAGCGCGCGATTCTTCGACAAACGGATCCGCCGTCGGATAATTCGGCGTAAAACCCGTTTCTTCATGATTTATATAGTTGCTCGACTCGGGATCCCGCTCCAATTTCCGTGTCAAACCAAATAAATCACTCTCCAAACCTACCGTATTTGTCTGTAAATTAGCGCCCCATCGCTGTAACCTGAGTTGCGGGTCTTCGAAAAACGCCAAATTTATTCCCGGGCCCGGAGTATTTAATTCGTATCGTCCCGCATATGTAGATTGTTGTAATTGTTTTTTGATTCTTGCTGGATCATCATGAAAACGGGTAAAGGCCATTTATATATTATAATTTGTATATATATAAAAATAATGGGAATATTTAATTTACAGAATGGTCAAGATGGAAATCATCGACATTTCAGCGCCTAAAGTTCCGGTCGAGTCAAATGATAATATCGTCGTAGAACTTTCTGAAGCGTCCGATTCGCCGTTTATTTGTCTAAACATGATTGTGAAAAACGAAAGTCGCGTCATTCAACGTCTCCTTCATTCGGTTGTACCCTGGATCGATTCCTATTGTATTTGCGACACCGGAAGTACAGATGATACGGTGGAGATCATTGAGACCTTTTTCAAAGATCGCGGCGTACCCGGAAAAGTGGTTGTCGAGCCGTTTCGCGATTTCGGGTATAATCGAACTTTTGCGCTGAATGCATGCTTAGATGTAGAAAAAGCCGATTATTTGCTTCTACTAGATGCAGATATGGTCCTATGGGTTGATCCTAATTTGACCAAAGCAGAATTCAAACGGATGATGACTTACGGCGACTGCCATTATATTGTCCAAGGCACGGAACAATTTCATTATAAGAACGTCCGTTGTATAAAAAACCGCTTCGGGTTTTCTTACTGGGGCGTCACTCACGAATACGTGAATGCGCCGCCACATACTAAATACCACCAATTCGATAAAACAAGCGTTTTCATTCGCGATATTGGCGACGGAGGATCCAAGTCAGATAAGTTCCTTCGTGATATTCGTCTTTTGACCAAAGGCTTAGAGGATAATCCGAATAATGACCGCTATACCTTTTATTTGGCCAACTCGTATAAGGATTCAGGGCAGCTCGATGAGGCAATTGCGACATATAAGAAGCGTATTGCCATCGGTGGCTGGCACGAAGAGGTCTGGTATAGTTATTATAACATTGGCGTCTGCTATAAGCATAAGGGGGATATGGCCAACGCTATTCATTCATGGATGGAGGCCTACCAATTCTTCCCCGATAGAATCGAGAATTTATACGAAATCGTCACCCATTATCGTCATTGCGGGAAAAACCGGCTTTCCTACCCCTTTTGTATTCTCGCCAAGAACGAAATCGATAAAAAGAGAAAGCTGGATTATTTGTTTCTACAACGCGATATTTATGATTATAAGATGGATTACGAGCTCAGTATCATCGGCTATTATTGTAATACTGCAGGCGCCGACTTGGCCGCCGTTTCCATGAAAGTATTGAAGTACCCCTTCTTGGAAGACGCGATCCGGCAAAATGTCATGTCCAATTACAAGTTTTATGCCAAAGATATTTTACAGTTTGCTTGTGTGGACCAAGATCGGTCTTTGGTACAAGGTCTGAAAAACGTCGGCGCCGTTTTGGCAAAAGAGTTTGATCCTATTTTCGTTTCCACTACACCTTGTCTACTTCAGACCTCGGACTCGGAGGTTCTCTGTTGTGTGCGTTATGTCAATTATCGCGTGGGCGACAATGGCGAATATATCAACCAAGATCATATCGAAACCAAGAATATCGTGGCGTCTTTCCAAAAGATTGACGACGGTATTTGGCGAAAGACCTCTGAATTCGTATTGGAATACGACGCTTCTCATGACAATACGTATGTGGGCTTGGAAGATGTCCGACTATTTTATGACTCTGCATCCGGTAAGACGCTATATAATGCGAATCGCGGTCTAGATCGCGGTTCCATGGTAATTGAAACCGGATTGATTAATTTGGAGAAAGGTTGCACCGAGTCTTCGGTCTTCTTGGATAAAGATGGAAAAAATACTATTGAGAAGAACTGGGTCTATTTGCCATGTGATTCTGGGAAAAAGATGATCTACGGCTGGCATCCTCTAACTATAGGCGATGTAAAAGAAAACCGGTTTGAAAAAACTCATCAAATCGAGACACCGTCTTTTTTCAAACAACTTCGTGGTTCGACCAATGGTGTCTTGGTAGACGACGAACTCTGGTTCATTTGCCACGCGGTCAGCTACGAGGATCGCCGTTATTACTACCATATTATGGTTGTCTTGGATAAAGATACGTTCGAATTGAAACGCTATACGCCATATTTCACCATGCAAAAGGAAAAGGTGGAATATACCCTAGGATTCATTTACCAGAAAGAGACCAAACAATTCTTGATCGGATATAGTATTTTGGACCGGACGACGGAATACAAGTCGTTCAAGAAATCCGTCTTTGAAGACATGATGTAGGGGTCTGGAATCCGCGAAGCGGATTCTGATGACCGGGGGTTCCCCCTATTCGGGAACATTCCAATTCCTTACCTTTTTCCATGATGAGATCTCTGGATGAAAAACTGTTATAATTTCCCTGGGTTCCCGGTGAATAATGCTGACATGATGCGTTCTTTATCTTAGTTTATTGATCATACCTTCGCATACCCTATCACCGCGCATGCAATCCGTTTCCCCGCATGACCCGTCGTCAAACTATCTTTTTCGCCGCCTAGTCCAAGATCGTCCTCGTCCGCGTGAATTATTAAACCGCGACCGACAATATTCGCTTTTGTGCCCCTCAATTTGATGCAATCGTCGACCATGATTCCGCGCGCTATACCTCGAGAATCTGTCTCCAAATTACCTAAATCGCCAACATGTCGTTCCTTAGAATCAGGACCGCCATGTTGTTTCCCGTAAGGATTGAAATGCGCACACATACTTTCGCATTGATCGCTCATATCCCCGCACTCGTGGACATGAAATCCGTGTTTACTATTCTTTTTTAAACCTTCGATATGAACGTCGATAGTGATTCGATCATTCTTCAAATCTTCAATGAAATATACCCGACCTTTCACTTTTCCTTGAAATACGGCCACCGCTTTTATTGTTTGTTTCGCTTGCGCCTGTTTCATTCGTATATATTATTAAAATAATAATATATATTCAGACCGACGAATCTTACGTAAACAATATGTAACAATTCGAATCGCAAATAATTTTATCCTTTTGCTCTCTTGTCAAAAATGCAAATCTATCGAGATTCTGATCTTTCCATTCGGTATAGCAAAATCGCACATATAATGGAATAGAATACGTCTTGTGAATATTGTATATTTCTTCTATAATGTTCTCTTCGGTTCCGTCCAAATCCACGTGAATAACCGATACATCAATTTGAGATTTTCTATTTTGTTCGATTATATCGTACACTATAGTTATATTTTCCTTGCCCATACGCTCGCGTATAAGCGTGTAATTTTTCTCGCAATTCGTTTTGAAATTCTCATTCAGACAAACAAAATCGTCTGTACCACTTTCTATGCAATACACTCTTTTTGATTTGCGACTTGCGTATATCCCTATCGCCCCAATTTTCGATCCAACGTCAATGAAAATATTATCCTTTTTTAAAAAATGATCCAATGTCATAAAAGTATCATTTCGCCAATTCGAATATTCACGCCAAAATGACAATTTTGAGTTCGGCGCGTCGTTTTTTATTAAAAATATTTCGCCATTTTTATTGATTTTTAAATAATTCTCATCAACATAAGGCAGAATTAATCTAGAAATAGTGGAAATGTGTTTTGTCATCATGATATACGTATTATAAACCTCATATAAACTAAATAATTTATTATCGATATACCAAGGTAGATGTTTCGCCGTAAAATTTCCGGCAATTCTTATGCTGTTATAAAAATCGATAGGAATATTTTTATTAATCAGACAAAATGTGGTGTCTATCGGAGATTTATACAATTCATATTCCGTGTCGCCCAAATTATCTTGCCAAAACTGCATTTCCCAATCATAAATAGTTTTACCGTAAAAATATGTGGTTTTATACATATCATCATAGTCGCTAATATCCAAAGCAAATCCGATCTTGTGACATTTATACTTATCTGATAAATTTGATAAAATCTCAATAAAATTGACCGGTAATTTTTCATTGAGTTCCATATCAGGATCGGTCAAAATGTATTTATCAGGTAGAGTATCATATACGTGTTTATTCGTATTAATATTTGCGTGAGCCGACATTGTACCAATCCACGGTCCACTATTCGTATGATTATGTATAATTTTCACATCCACGGTCTTCAAATATTCTACCGTGTCTAAATCGGTAGAACAATTATCCATGATGATTATATTTTTATAATAATCTCCATTTATTCTACGTATCTGATTCAGAGTGTTTTCTACATATCTATAATTATTAAAACAAACAACCACAATAGGAACATCCATTTTATATACAATAAATTATAAAAAATTTTTGATCTTTCCTTGAAATACGGCAATAGCTATTAACATTGTTAATAATACATGGGTTAGACGAGTTTCATACCCGAATACTCTCTCAACATTCGTTTACTCGTGGTCTCAACCAAAAGTCCGTTAGCATAAACTCCGTAATTCATGCGTTCATCTTCATGGTCCAATGCCAAATGCCATATTGGGAAAACGCCTTCTTCTAAAAACGGCTCCGCATTATGATCCAGTGCCGCCATCAAACGGTATTTATTTTCCGTAATCAGAATTCGACCGACGATTTCTCTAGTCGCGTCCGCTTGTACATCTGTTAAAGAATCGACCAGAACAGAATGACATCCTGTAATAATTAAATCTTCCGTGATTTCTTTGTAATTTTTTTGGGTGAATTTGTACAATTTATTTATCCCGCGACTATTCGATCCATCGTTATACATTTTTGACGAACCAATCATATTCACAGGAACATAGCCAGAGGTCAGTGTCTTTACCAAAGTTCCCGGGCGAATATTTTGAACAGGCACGTATTTTTCTACGCCGTCTACAAAACATAATATTTTACTATCCTCTTTAAAACACATGGTTGTAGGAGTCGGTGTGGGCACATAATTCACAGTATAAGTATACGCAGTGAAACTTTGCCCGGTTAATAATTTAGCTCCACTCGTATGAGTAGCCAAAGGTCCAAATGCGGTAGTACTAGGCGAAGAAATCAGTTGTGGCGAACCCGTCGAAGGCGAGAAAATATATAGACCGACCGACGTAACGGTCGCATATAATTTAGTTCCCGTAGAATCGCATGCTAAATTGCCCCAATTCGATGTGGAACTACCCGGCAATAATGACCATGTCGAACCGCTATTCGTCGATGTATAAATATTACCGCCCGTGCCGCTCGGTGAACTATCAGGGCCAACAATGGCGTATAATATCGAGGCATCGGAATTACAGCAAATGGAAAAAATGTATTGAGATGGACCGACGATTTGCACCGCCGTCCAAGATTTCGACACGGCCGCAAAATTCGAGCATAAATAAACATACGTACTTCCGCCTTGTAAACTCATGGCTACTTTATTCCCCGTTGTATCACATATGAAATTTCGTATATAAGGCCCGCCATCGGTCGGTGTACAATTCAAATCCGACGCATAACTCGCAATTTGAGTAAAATTTTGTCCATAGTCCGTAGATTTAAATAATCCACCGCCGACCCAGCAAAAATACACGATGGCTCCGTCGGAACTACATGAAATCGACGTAAGTTGCACGGATCCAGCGCTATACGTCTTTGTCCATGAAGAGCCCGAATTCGTCGACACATAAACACCGTCATTTTCAATAAGTGCGAATAAATAAGCGCCATTTGCGCTAGCCGCCACACTTCTCACATTTTCGCCTATATTATATGAATTATTCAAAGTGAGTGTTATACTCATTCTATTATTTATACTAAGAAACAAATAATAGAATTAAACTTCGTAAAATTAGGGGGAATTCATATTCTTTACCTTTTCCATCATAAGATCTTTTGATGAAAAACTGTTATATTTTTATGGGTTCCCCTGAGGATAATATTGGCACTTCGCTTTTACATGACTGAATTAAAGTTTTAAGCGACTGAATTTCGCTCTTAAGCGACTGAATTTCGCTCTTAAGCGACTGAAATTCGCTCTTAAGCGACTGAATTTCGCTCTTAAGCGACTGAAATTCGCTCTTAAGCGTCAGAACCTCGTTTTCGGTCAATTTAACTTCTTCTTCGGTCAATTTAACCTCGTTTTCGGTCAATTTAACTTCTTCTTCGGTCAATTTAACCTCGTTTTCGGTCAATTTAACTTCTTCTTCGGTCAATTTAACTTCTTCTTCAGGTAATGGAAGCCCGTCTTTGGATAATAATTGTATCTTACCATCTTTTTCCGTTTTCGAATACTGCGAATCCAAATATGGAAGTAGAAAACACGAAATTGACGATATGGAAGTGGTATTTGAAACGTGATTATACACTTCGGTTAAACTTAATAATTTATTATTTACGTACCAAGGTAAATGTTTTGCAGTGAAATTACCGGCGACTCGTATATGTCCGCCGCCATAATTTTTATTGAATAAACAAAATGTCGTATCAATCCCAGCCCAATATATTTCATACTTGTCATCATTGATACGGTTTTCCCAAAATCCTTTTTCCCATTCAAAAATGGTGACACCACCCGAGTATTTAAATTGATACATTTTATCAAAATCACTAATATCTAATGAAAACCCAGTTTTTTGGCAATTGTATTTATTCGATATTTCAACTAAATCATCAATGAAATTACTGGGCAATTTCTCATTTAATTCTAAATCCGGGTCCGTCAATACGAATTTATCGGGGAGCAAATTATACACCTCCGTGTTGTGCTGAGTCGTAATCCACGGACCCGCGTTTGTAGAATTATGTATCACTTTAACGTCAACCGTGTTCAAAAACTCGATTGTTTTTGCGTCATTCGAACAATTATTCATTATGATAATATTTTTATAATAATCGAGATTCAACTTCTTTATCTGTTTCAGCGTATTTTCCACATATCTATAATTATTATAACATACAACAACAATGGGTACGTCCATTATATTATATAATTATATAAAATTTTTAATAAAAAATACGAATATAAAATGTATCAAAAATCGCGACATTTTAGTGGCACAGGCTAGCACATTGTGAATTTCCCGAATTCTATTTTCAAAATTTCCGAAATGGACAATTTAATAATGTCCAAAATGGAAAACATGGGGTATAGTTTTTCCAAAAAACGCGCGGAAATCCTGGTCTCTCGATAATGCTTTGATCGCCAAAAATATAATTATTTTTTTGTGACCAACTGATTTTTCGTTGTTTAGCAGGCGTTTTTTTCTTTAGCCATCTTATGGCTAATAAAAACGCCGCAAAAAATGGTGGATATTCATGTGAATCTTGTGGCTTCATAACCAGTAACAAAACTGATTACAATCGGCATATTGCCACTGCAAAACACCTGGCGGCTAATGAACGACTAACGAAAAAACGCCTCCAAGAATTCCATTGCGAATGTGGAAAAAGTTATAAATTTCAATCGAGTTTATGTAAACATAAAAAGACCTGCGGTTCACACGAGGAAGAAAAACGGGCCGAAACAGAACACCCCTCATCTACGAATGATTTGATATGTAAGTTATTGACAGATTTGGCGCAATCTCATCAACAGGTGGTGGAGCTTTTGAAGGAGAAGAATCAGCTGGTGCCTATATCAAATACCACGATCAATAATACGAATTGTAATAATACACAGATCAATATTAATATGTTTTTGAACGAACATTGTAAAGATGCGATCACAATTGGCGAATTTATTCGGTCGATTCAGCCGACCGTGGAGGATGTTTTGTATATGACAAAATATGGCAATAAAGAGGGATTATCCAAGATTTTAACGAATGCTCTTGGACAGCTGGAAATAACTGAGCGGCCTTTGCATTGTACGGATTTGAAACGGCATACGACTTATGTGAAAGAGCCCGAGGGGTGGACGAAAGAGACGGATCAGAAGCATTTGAAGCGGCTTTGTAATACTGTGCAACATGGATGTATGAAAACGGCGATTACCATCTTGGAATCCGATCCTAATTATAAGAAGAGTGGAACGGAGGAATACGAAGAAGGACTGAAAATCATGACAGAGACGACGGCGGCGAATGACGCGACGTATGAACAGATTTCCAAGGTTTTAGAAGAAAATACGCATTTACAAAAAGATTTACTTTTGGCGAATTCAGGGTTATTAAAAATATAATTTAGGTTTAGGGAGAACCTTTCAGAAATCCTTCGGATTTCCATACCTTACCGTTTTTCCATCATATGATTTCTTGATGGAAAATTGCTATAATTTTCCTGGGTTCCCGGTGATAGTGTTGTTTAAGTTGAATATTTTATATGCGTAATATTTATATGAGAATAAGTAGATTAAAAACAGAAGGAAACCCATCAGAAAGATTGGGAAAATTAACACAACGTATAGAAAACCGTCTAAATAGACAATCACCGACGTCAAATCAAAAATATCAGGTGGCACATTCCGATGTAAATATGGACACAGAAGGTACGTTTGATGTACGTGAAATCAACCGACGTATTGCAACGGGAGAGCTCCCGTCATCAGTTGCGCGTGGAACTAACTTGCAACCACAAGAAAGTTATGTTCCCGTACCTTGGGAACAACAAAAAGATATAGAAGCAGAGAGTATACGAAGAAGACAAGTCATTGCCGAGGCAAAAAGTCAAAATGAGAGAACTAAAAAATATATTGATGAAGAAACTGCAAGACAAAGCGCACAAAATAATGCGTACGAAAAAATTAAAAATTTAATTGTACATTATGGTCACGATTATGAAAGAAACCCCAATATAAGTGAAAACAAAAAAACTAAAATAAGGAACCTTATTGAGGAATATAAAACTGAAATGAATACACCAAAATACCAAGAAGAAGAAGAAGAAGAAGAAGAAGAAGAAGAAGAAGAAGAAGAACAACCTGAATATGACGGAAATGGAGAAGAGTGGGAACACTCTATAAAACCAGCAGGCGGGAAATCAAAATCAAATAAGAGAAAATCAAGAAAAAATAAAAGAAAATCAAGAAAAAATAAAAGAAAATCAAGAAAAAATAAGAGAAAATCAAATAAGAGAAAAAGCCGGAAACAAAGAAGATGAATAAAATTGAATACTTGTTCTTGAAACAACTATTCAATAAACCAAACAATGCGCGCGACTATATTATTACTACTATTACACGTATTTGTCCAAGGATTTATTCCTGGACATTTTCGACATGGACCCATAATTCGCATTTTGAAGATAGAAGAACCAGTGATCGATAATCGCTGGGAGGAAGGAGAGGTTTCATGGATATTCAACGACACCGAATCCGAGGGAAACCACACGAGCGTCCGTCTTCCTATCCCGCCCTTCACACCTTTGACTCCAGTGAAAGTATATGAAATAAATTAAGAACATCTAGCGTAACTTTTGCGATGCCATTGTGTGATTCCATACTGTTCAATACCTTGAATATGTTTTTTTGTCCCATATCCCATATTCGTATCGATTCCGTAGCGCTCGACCAATTCGGGATATAAAGTACATAGCTCGGCAATATGGGAATCGCGTTCTACTTTGGCCAAGATGGACGCAGCGGCAATACAAGTATATTTATTATCGCCGCCTTCAACAGTTTCATGACGAAAAGATCGTATTGTTTCACTCTCTTCGTCATACTGCGTAAAAGGTTTGAAATCGTTTCCGTCCACGAGTAACATGACATTTTCGCAAGAAACCGCGCCTCCACTCTTGGTCAAAATATCCCGGATACATTCATGCATACCGCGGAATACGGATTGGCGAATATTAATTTCGTCGATGACCGCGGGTTCCACATATTGGACGGACCAATATAATGCGGCCTGTTTAATATAATCCGCGACTTCTCGAATCTTCTTTTTGGAATGGAATCTTTTGGAATCTTTCATAAGATCATGACGGAAATCCGAAGTTTTAGGAAGAATCACTGCTCCCACATAAAGGCGCCCAAATAAAGGTCCGCGACCAGCCTCGTCGATTCCGATTTCGAATGGATTTCCCTCATCATAACAAACGTTCAGCATCTATTTTGTGATATAAAATATAGGCTATGGACATATAATCAATTTTATCGTATATATTTTTCGATGCATAGAGTATATTACTCAGATGGTAAAAATAAAGTTTACGCCGTTTGTATCATTTTTAATATTATTGGTAGTTTTAGTAATATTGGTATTATTTGGTTATAAAAATAAAATATTTGAGGGCGCGACGACATACAAATCCGCTTCTTATAAAAATATTGCCACAGTTAATGGAAAAGAGATTAGCGTGGATAAATCAACTGGTAATATTTTAATTAAAGGCGGTTCGTCGGCGGTGATCATTGATTCCAGTGGAAATGAAGATGACGCAAAAGAGGCGCTTACGACGAGAATGAACGCACCCGATAATGCGTCGGCGTTTGTATATGAAGATGACGATGTAATTATTCCGTATGTCAACTACGCGGATGACGTTTATTTGATTGTGATTGATCCTATAAAGAAAGAAGCCGTTTCCGCTTATACTTACGCAAAAGGAAAAGAAAATAAGGATGATTCGATCAAGGGAACTGTTATGGAATTTAAAAATGTATCATCCCGTTCTTCTGGTAAGTCTTCAGGGAACGTCGTAGCTATGTCGAGTGATATTGAAATTGACGTGGATAAAAATAAGTTCAAGAAGGATGGCACGTGGATTCCTGTTCGTACCAAAACTCCGAGTAAACCTCAGATCATTCCTAGTAAAGACGGATCTTTTGTCGTTTCTATGGAGGGGTCTATGAGTACTTCGAATTATGTAATTTTTTCTTTATACAAGAAGGACAATGTGATAAATATGGATCCGGTAATTCTTAAATACGACATGAATGATTCAGGAGAGAAGGGATCGAGAGGAAAGGGATCGAGTGACACAGATATGAGCAAATATGTCCCCAAAACATGGCTTAACCCGAATGGTTGCCCCAAATGCCCGAGTTCGGGGGATTGCTCAAAATGCGGGTCTAGTGGGACACCTGGATCTTCACAAAGTGCGGGGTCCAATACACCAGGATCACAGCCCGGTTTCGGAAATAATTTAGTGAATAAAACCACGGGACTGGCGAATAATGTAGTGGGTGGAGCAACCGCTTTAGGATTGGGTGCAGAGCTGGGTGCAACGGTTCTTGGAGCTTCAGCCGTGGGCGGGGCTACTAGTGTTGGAAATAATGCGATCGGTGGAGCTGCAGGTCTTGGAAATAACGCGATTGGTGGAGCAACGAGACTTGGACAAGGGGTTACAAATGCCGCAGGAAACGCAGTAGGTGCTGCAGGTAATGTATTGAATAACACTATAGGAACCGCAGGAGGTGTAGTTAATAATGCTGTAAATAAATTGACTGGATTAGCGGGAGGTCTTGGATCTGGCGTAAGAGATGTATTAAAATCGGGAAATCGAACGAATCTACAGCAAGGGCAAGGACAGCTTGCACAAGGACAGCTTGCACAAGGCCAAGCAATTCAAGGGGCGCCGTGTCAATCCATGTATGGACAAATGATTAATTACCAACCTGGGGGACAACAATACGCCGGATATCAATTCGCGAACCCGATAGTTTTGCCTTATCCCGGAACACAGATTCAGACAAGCAATTTCAGACCTAGACAAGCAGAGACGGATCAAGGTAAGGGTGGCAATTATTTCAACTAATCAGGGAACCTACTCAGGGAACCTACGGTTCCCCGAACCCCTCCCTTGCCGGGCGTGTAATGTTGTAGAATCTTTTATACAAATGAGCATAAAAGATTTATTCCCTCCCTTGCTGGGCGTGTAATGTTGTAGAATCTTTTATACAAATGAGCATAAAAGATTTATTCCCTCCACGAAGGGAGGGGTTCGGGGAACCGTAGGTTCCCTGAGGTGCGTTTAAAACAGTATAAAAATAAATGATGGGGTTATAGTAATGATAAATTTTTCGGAAATCTTGGAAAGAACCCAAATCGAAAATGAAATAAAGAATTTTTTGACATCTTTCGATACTCAGTGTTCCAATGTGAATTTCAAAAAGGGAATATATATCTATGGATCGCCGGGGTGCGGAAAAACGCATTTCGTAACAGATCTTCTTAAAAAGATGGATTACGACGTCATCAAATATGACGCTGGCGATGTGCGTAACCGTGCGTTAATCGATACGATCACAAGTAATAATATATCGAATCGCAATGTTTTGCATATGATGAGTCGAAAGGTGAAAAAAATAGTGATTGTCATGGACGAAATCGACGGAATGAATAATGGCGATAAGGGCGGAATCAACGCTCTTATTAAACTGATTCGTCAAAAAAAGACGAAAAAGCAGCGCTTGGAAAATGTAACACTGAATCCGATCATATGTATTGGGAATTACTATGTGGATAAAAAGATAAAAGAGCTTATCAAAGTATGTAATTCATATGAACTTAAACAGCCAACCCCCGTGCAGATGTCGACGCTCTTGAACAAAATAATAGGCCAGGAATTCCAAGATATAAAACCACAGATCTTGGAATACGTACAAAGCGATATTCGGAAACTGATGTTCATTGAAAATCTATATAAGAAAAAACCCCAACTTTTGAATAAAGATACGCTTCATACCATATTTCAGACCAAATCATATAATGAAGACGCGAAGAAAATAACCAAATCATTAATTTGTAATCCGGTTTCGTTCCAAGATCATAATACGTTTATGAACGAAACTGACCGAACGATTGTGGCGCTTTTATGGCACGAGAATATTGCCGACGCGCTCATAAAAGTACCGGCAAAAAAGAGTATTCCGGTATATATCAAAATCTTGGAAAACATATGTTACGCGGACTATATTGATAGAATCACATTTCAGAATCAAATTTGGTTATTTAACGAAATGAGTTCGATCATGAAGACATTCCATAATAATAAAATATTTCACGATACGTTTCATGAGTACCATGGTAAACATGAATCTTTACCGTCAGAAATCCGGTTTACCAAGGTATTAACAAAATATTCTACGGAATATAACAATATTCTTTTTATCTATAATATGTGTCAGGAATTGGATATGGATAAGAAAGATTTAGTATCTTTTTTCCAAGAGATGCGTCTTTTTTTCAATCGCGACGAAGATGATTTTTTACAGAGTTCAGAGGGTATGGCGCAGATGGATATATTATTCGAGAATTATAATATTACCAAGCTGGATATAAGACGGATGTATAGGTATTTAGATAAAAATGTGAAGAAGGAGAGCGAAGTTCTAATCGAGGATGACGACGATGAATAATATATGTATTCAATATATATGTTAAATAAATCTCATAGAAATAAAATAAAAATCAGATCTACAAAAAAAAAATATAAACAAAGGACGAAAAAAAATCATAAATATGGAGGACAAGTTACAAAAGAAAGGGGAGCTATAGGTTTTGTTACTACCGCGTTTACTGGGCAGTTTTATGCCGACGCTCCAAATATAGAGGAAGGCAAAATACACGAAATAGGTTTTGAAATACCGGATAGTGATTTAATCTTTAATCCGAATAAAGATAATTATAAATTTTTGGAAATGGCGGATCGCGATTTAACGGTGGATATGGAGAGAAAACTGAACAAATATGAATTGGTGGGTGGAATTGGCGCGCAATATTGTAAATATATGTATTTGATTCGAGCGACGAATCCTGATAGTGGAAATACAGTTTTACATTATATTTGTAATCATAGAAGCGTGGAAATGTTTCAACTTGTGTGGCCGTATTACTTGATTTTATATAATGAAAAATTTCCTCAATTGTTGATTTATTATATTAATAAAAAGAACCTTTTTGGAAAAACGCCTCTTGATTTATTACAATCTGGCGCGGGTCCTACGCTAAACTTGGATTATAGATCAAGATGGATTGAAGGAACGTTCGGTATGATAAAAAATGCAGCATTAAGGGCTTTGGATATTAAAAAATTAGGCAACACGGCTCTTCGGCGTCTAGGTAATTCAAGTGGAGGGAGAGTAGAATTTATAGAAAGAATTTTGAAAAAATTTGGAGGTAAAAAATCAAGCGAGCTTGAAAATTCTTTATCAAAAACAGGCACAGGTTCAAGTGAAGGAACTGGATCTACAAAGAGCACATCGTCGATGAGTACCAATTCAAGTATTTCATCGAACTCAGATGATGGTTACGAAAATCCAAGAGCTCGTTCAAAAGATACGCACAAACAAGAATGGGCAGATAGACAGGACCATCGAAATTTACTCCACCATACGAATGAGCAAAATAGAAGCAGATATGATCGCATGGATCTTATTCATAAAAACCCAAAAAGTTTTTCATCCCCCCCTTCCCATGGAAGCAGTTCCAGTTCCCACAGACCAGCACTATCTACCAGGAACACATGAAAATTATAACAGTTTTTCATCTAGAGATCTTATGATGGAAAAAGGTAAGGAATTGTAATGTTCCCGAAGAGCGGGATATGGAAATTCGAAAGATTTTTGAAGGTCTGGAATTAGCTTCGCGGATTATGATGACCGGAGGGGTTCCTCCTAAGGATATTATAACAAATAATTTCTATTCCTATATAAATGGGAATAAAAATAAAAAAAAGATCATATTTAGCATGGATTATAACCATTATTATGTTGGGTTTAATATTTATCGTTTTGAGATATATTTTTACGAAACCTGATGAAAATGATTATGCCAATTATAAATGCCGAGGATACGCAGAAGAGTCCGCCGATTATATTATGCCGGTGGAACATCCAAATTTTATCACGGATGAAGAGCGAGAATATATTATGAAGACGGCCGCGCCAAAATTCAAAGATAGTGAAACTGTGGAAGGAAAAGATACAACAATCAGGAAAAGCCAAACCGCTTGGCTTGATAAAACGAACCCTATTATCAAAAATATCGTAAAACGCGTATGTGATATGACAGGACATCCATTTGAAAATGCCGAATCTATGCAAGTCGTAAAATATGGCATAGATGGTTTTTATAATCCTCATCACGATGCATGCTGTGATCAGGCGGAAGCTTGTATGCGATTCGAACGAGAGGACGGTGGTCAGCGCGTCATTACGATGCTTATTTATTTGACGGACGATTTTGAAGGAGGAACGACTAGATTCCCAAATCTGGATAAAGAATTCAAACCACCAAAAAATGGCGCGATCCTATTTCATCCTCTAGAAAAAAACGGAAAACGTTGTCACCCTTATGCACTCCATGGAGGAATGCCGGTTACAAAAGGAGAGAAATATGTATGTAATGTTTGGATAAGGGAACGACCGTTCCGGGAATAGATCAGGGAACCTACGGTTCCCCGAACCCCTCCCTTTCTGGGTATGAGAATGTTCGAAGTATTTTATCACCTCAAAGAAGGGAGGGGTTCGGGGAACCGTAGGTTCCCTGAGTAGGTTCCCTGAGAAATATATTACTATAGTATGGAAAGCCGTAGTTCAAGAGAATCAATTCGTAGTTCAAGAAAAAATAGCGCGGCAAAAAAAATACAAAAAGTATTGAAAAGACATAATGAAAAACGGCGAGACCGGAAACACGTAAGGTGCTTGTGACTTTTTTGACTACAATGGATGTCGATATTTCTACTATTTCAAATAAATCGATTTTATCTATGAATATACCTTTTTCAAAAGTATTGGAAGAAAGAATCGAATTGACGGAGGATTCGGTGAATTCTATTATTACAAAACCAGTTCTTGGAGATTTCGAATTTTCGGGCGGAAACTAATAGGGGGTCACCTTAAAATTAATAATCATATTCTCCCTCGACAAACCACATACCTTCGGTTTGTAAACTCGCTTTTAATTCAGGGGTGATTGCATAAATAGAAGCAGGAGATCCGGATAGAGAACCCGCTCTTAATGTATGACCGGCCGCTCTAAAATCGCGCATATAAAATGTTGCCCGATCTCCAGAAACCGAGGTTGCTTTGAGACAATAAGCGGCGAGTTGGTTCTTTCTATTGGTGGCCATGACTAAATAATGGTTCTGCGGAGTAACCTCTGATATATCGGCAATATGAGTTCCGATCCTAGCCAAGACGGGAGCCAGTAATTTGGCTCTCAATTCGGGCTTGGGAAATTGGGTAGGATGCCCTACGCGAGGCTTAGGCGGAAATACTTCGGGAGCTCTGGCTGTCGCTCTTCTACCCGTTCTTCGAGAAGAACTGGAAGAAGAGCGTGAAGAGCTGGAAGAACGACCACTGGCAGAAGAGGATCTGGATCTTCCTGTTCTCATTGTCTGTCTTGACGATTTTGGCATATATTATAGGCGAATATTTTAAAATGTATCGTTCAATTTTTCATTAAGATAGGGCGGACCCCTAAAAATTGCCTAAAAAGAATGCCTTAACGCCGGTTTCGTACATACTTCGAATGAAAGAATCGACGGTTTTATCTGATTCTTGGACAAACGAATTCGGTTTTTCGATAAATATATGTTTATCTATGGTATTAAAAGGGTGCGCGAAAACCAAGATGGTTTTCAAAGGGTCCAATTGGACAAATGGAATGGTATACTCTTTCAAAAATTCCCGTTCTTCGGCGAATAAAGCGTCATCGTCGTATCGGGTATATTTCAGCAACTCTTTTTTGAAAGCGAATGTTCCGGCGGTGGCATGATTCGGCCCATACGGTCCAAACTGGTACATTTTTCCAAGATCGTTATAATAAATATACATTTCGCTGGATCCGGCACATAACGCTGCAGGACAAGATATTAATCTTTCAACTGCATGCGAGATACGTTCGGGAGGATAATAATCGTCGTCGTCCATGTAGACTATGATCGATCCGCGGGCTAAAGAATGCATATAATTCCGTTTTGCTCCTAGCGGAATTCGTTTGTCCAATGTATAATACCGAATTTGTTTTATATCCGACAAATTAACCAAATCTTGGATTTTATCAGTTCCGTCGTCGACGATGATCCATTCGATCAAATCTTTGGGATAATTTTGATTTCGGAAACATTCGAACATTGTCTGGATAAAAATACGGCGATTATAGGTCGGGGTACAAACGGAAACAAAGGGCAATCTTACGGGTTTCTTGGGCATATATTTTTATAAAAATATACGTCTATATAGATTTTAGTAAAACATAGTCATTAATTTTTCTTACTAGCCAAATACGCCTGAGCAAATAATTCATCTCTATCAACATTCGCTAATGCAGGTGCGGCAGCGGACGCCAATTTTCCAAGAACAACTGTGTTTGTACCCAAAATTCCAGCGGCCGCTTTGCTTGCATTAGGATCGTCGGTGACAGCTTCAACCGCTTTTAAACCATTATCGAGCACGCTTTGTAAATTTTTAGTGTCCGCCTTTGCAAGGGCATCTACGTCCAAGCCTTTTCCTGAAAGTACGGATATTCCGGCTTTTCTCAAATGCGGATCTTTTGCCGCAACACTGGCAGCGCTCATCGCGGACGATGTAATAGTGCCAAGAGTTTTTGAATCCAAACTTCCGGCGGCATTTATCATCGAACCGATGCCGGGTACTCCCCCCGCTCCTATGCCCGCCATTTTACCTGATAATGGAATTCTACCTTTGCCCGCGCCAGTGTTTTGAAATGCTGCATTTTTCATGCCAGCCGCCTTGTTATATTGACCCATAACCGCGTTTTTTGTAATGGACCCTACGTTCATTAATCTCTGAAACATGGTTTCTCCCGTATCGTCATTGAAAGGTTGATTTGGAGGTAAATTTTTTATGGAATCGTATCGAATTTTCATGATGACAAATATAAGCACAATCAATAAAACATTGACAATGATTAACCAAGTATATAAATGATGAAAGGCTTCTTTGAATGCGCCCGTCGTTGAAAATGCATTTTGTAATGTGGCTTTTTCCGCCAATGGTACATTGTATCCTTTGGTGTAATTGACAAGTCCGTTAATGAGTATATATAAAATGAATATCTCAAACATGAAATATAAAAAGTATTTTACGAATTTTTGTAAAGTCGTATACGCCCATTGCGCCCATGTCATATTCGAAGTATTAAAATTTACAGAGGATATATTGGTAATTTGTTCTGAAACCGCTTTCAAAACTGGACCTATGGAAAATCCATTATACATGATAATTGCAAAAAACGAATAGAAAAAGAAGAATCCACATACGGCAAGCATTCCAATGGGCACGCCCAATGTAATGATGCATAATAAATAAATAACTGTAAAGATTATCCATAGAAGCGCAGTATACCATGTTTGAAGTAAGGCAAAATTAAACATTGATGCAAAATATCCAGCGAAGGATAATCCGTAAACGACGATACATCCAATTACAAACGCACTAAGGATCGATGTTGTATAACTTTTATTAACTGCGTTGAAAAAATCGTTCATGATAGTCCATTGCTTGCCTTTTTGTACCAATACTATAAATACGATAGACATGATGAAAAACAATATTCCGGTAGATGGTATTAAATATCGAATACGAGGTAGAAATTCAAGAATGAACCAGTCGATATTTTCAACCGCGCGTAACGGGGGTCCCAATGCGGCGTATATCATCGAATGTTTTTCATACCAATTATTCAAATTCAATTTGAATTGTTGTTGTGGCTTTAAGAAAAACATTAAATAGTACCAGTTATATAAGAAAATCCAACTCATTAGAATAGTCAAAAAACGGACGATTTCATGTGAGAATGTTTTGATCTCGGTTTCGGTTGCGTAATATTGTTTTGTACCATCCGGTTGAATGGAATATCCAGTTAATGCTTGAGCGATGGATGTCACTATTTCTTTATATTTTAATACAAATTTATACATTTGAAGCTTGAATTTTGCTATACCAAGATTCGTCCATTTTATCAGCTTATCAATCATGAGTTTAATCACATATCCAACGCGTTTGAGGGCTTCACTTGCTTCTTTTTCTGCGTCTCGGCTCCCTTGTTTCATAATATTTTGATCGGCGGGAGAAGATGGAGGCGGGTTTGCGTTTATGTCTTCTGAAAAATCAGTGGACATTTTATCAATATTAAAAATATTATGTTTTAATTTATCAATTTGCGCTCGAGTTTCGGTCATTTTATCGGCATATGCCTTTTGAGTAAGAGTTAGATTGGCTTTGAGATTTGCCGCTTTTTTTTCTATAGAGGCGTTTACTTTATCATATGCGCTTTCATCTGAACCGGGCGACTTTGATTTTAAATTACGGGGTAGTGTGAGACCTTCTTTCACGGATTGAGGTGATTCGAAGAAGCTGGTGAAAATATTTTCAGGTGAACTAAATACGGATTCCGATCCACCATCTTCGCTTTCGTATATGTTTTCTAAAATAGGTATTTTTTTGGGGTTTTCAGACCGCTTCTTTTTTATTTTTTTAATACGTTGTATAGTGTCGATTGTAGTAGATGATTCAGATACGGGGTAGTTTGTTGGAAATTGGAGAGGGGGAGAAGAATTTTTATTAGGCTTATCTGTAAATCCTTCTTTTTCTCCCATTTTTCCTCCCATATTTCCTCCCATATTTCCTCCCATTTTTCCTCCCATATTTTTCCATTTTGTGTCACTCATTATAATATATTATAAGGGGTGATTAAAATCATGGTCAGGGAACCTACTCAGGGAACCTACGGTTCCCCGAACCCCTCCCTCTCAGGGAACCTACGGTTCCCCGAACCCCTCCCTTCATGGAGGTAATAAATTATCTGGCAACTGTGCGCGCCCAGAAAAAGGGAGGGGTTCGGGGAACCGTAGGTTCCCTGAGTTCCCTGATTAGCGCGCGTACATCATACCACAGTTTCCACCAATAAAAGAAAGAATATTATGTCTTTCCTCGAAAATAGTAATATTATAATTATATTGATAAAGTGCCCAAGAAGGCTGATTCGAAATAGAAATCGGATTTCCTGAATCGTCGCAAACCACCTGTACATCCGCTCCGGTGGGACTAATGGGAGGTAAATATGTAGTAAATTCAAATTCCACATTCTTGAATCGGCCCATATTCAAAGCACCAGACGGTTGATATTCAAAAGGGCTCGTATTCAAGCAAAAGTTATAACAATATAATCCATCTTTTGCAGATCCCTGTGTTCGCGTATATTTTTCTACAAAATCATAGAGACCTTTCGGGAAAGTATACTCGCGATAATCTCCGTCGATGACTATGCCAAAAGTTTCTAAAATATCACGGTTATTCGTAGAAGCATAATCTCCTGTAATATATAAATTCGATAAACCTGGACCCTTTACAATTTGATTATTCACAGAGGTTGCGTATGGTGCCGTTTCTATATTCGACGGTATTCTATCTTCGTATGGCCAATTGGTATAATTACTCCATTCATTTCTTTGGTTCACATCATTTCTTTGAAAAAAGAACATCCAATTTGATACGAGACCACTCGATGAAGTCAGCTTCACGCGATTCGATGATGTAATATTCAAAAAAGAATATTCAAATATGTCTTTCACTAAATATATTTGATCTTGGGAAGCGAATAATTTTTGTTCTTCTTTGGTCAAAAAACAATACGTGGATAATAAATGTACATCGGCTTTCCAGGTGGAAATTTGATTTTCGTAGATGGAAGAATTATCAATATTTGTCCCAGGTGGTGTCTGTAAAAAGTAATAGGGTTTAAATTGTTCGACATTAAAATCGGGTTGAATATAAGGAAATTTATTCTTAGGATCAAAGACATCTCTTATTTGAAACATTTCTTGGATGGGTCTTAGTGTAATATTGATGATTAATTCATTATATTGAAGAGATGCTAAAGGAAATGCGCATCTACAGTCTAATGTGAACCAGGCGTTAATGGGAATATAAAGCGTACGACCACGTATAGATGGTTCGGCTCCGGCCGCGTTTGTGGTATAATATGCCGATGGATAAGTATGCGCCTTATAAGGATTCGTTCCGGTTCTACATTCCCAATTCGCGGGATCATTTAGCTCCGCTGTATTACCGGTCATACGGTCAAACAGGTCTTTTTTTTCTGCGGAAAAATCGCGTTCTACCATGGATAAAAGATATTCTCCAGAGTATCTTTGTAAAAGAGCCGACCCACATGTGATCTCAATTTCATTAATAATTTGAGCGCCAATGTTTTTAATCCATCTGAATTCATAGGGCGCCCATTGATTATCCGTTTCGGGCGTTGGTGGATATATGGGACTCCATATATCGGGTAAATTAATAACCAAATACGTATCCATTAATAAATCGGCGTATCGTTTTACTTTAAATGTGTATTTTGATTCTTCAGTGAGACGCAAATCTCGTAGCCCGTCGAAATCTAAACGAAATTTCTGTAATCCAAAATTAGTATATTTAGAGTAGGTCACTTTAAAAAACGTTTTTGTGGGATTTCCGGTAAGAATTACATTTGCATTACCCTCAGAAGCAATATTTAGTAATCCTCCAGGCATTGATTGATGATATATAATAATTTATATATATTTTTCAGCAAATTTACTTTATATATTTAATATATCAGCAACATGAAATATTTAAATTTGAATTTTATTTTTATTATTTTGATAGCCGCCCTAGTGATATATTTATTATACCGTTTAATACAGAAACAAAATAAAAATGTTTCTAGAACCGGTCCACAGTATACATATAACGACGATTCGAGTCCGCAAAAAACGGCCGAACTAAATAAAGTCTCAATAACCAATCCGGGATCGGGAATAACGAATTTTTCACAAGGATCTTCATCTCCTTATTTAAGAGATTACTGTATTAAATCATCTTCAGATAGCGCATTTTCAGGAGGATATATGAATTTGGAAATGATAAAATATGTATTGCGTAGAGGATGTCGATTTTTAGATTTTTCGGTATTCGTAAAAGATTCCATTCCCGTGGTGGCCTATTCGAATGATGTTATATATGACCCGTCTTTTAATAGTTTTACGTCATTTGATTTACCCGTGTCTTTAGAAGGAGTATTTAAAACCATAAAATCGAATGCGTTTTCGGATACGGCGCCTAATCCAAAAGACCCTTTATTCGTGCATTTGAAGATTAAAACGAATATTAATGACGCCTTCCAAAATATAGCCAAATTAGTAGATGATGATTTAAAGAGTGTTCTATTCAAAGGACACGTTACGCCTACGACTTATCTAACAGATTTGATGGGTAAGATTGTCCTTATTGTTGATATATCTAAATCTCCAACATATGGTAATTATCCAGTTTGCGAAATAGATAATAGCGGATGTTTCAATTTGAAAAATTATGTGAATATGGAGAGTGGATCGGACACATTGCGTATTTATTCTGAGAATGAAATTACACAACAAACAATTAATCCTCCAGATCCGAGTGTGTATATGATGCGTATTGTATATCCCAGTTCTAATTTAATCGGAACAAAAACGAATAGCGACTCTTTGAATTTGATCCAAAAATACGGCGCTCAATTTACGGCGCAGGCGTTTTATAAACCGGATGCAAAATTAAAGTCATATGAAGCCATGTTTAGTAAATATAAAACGGCGTTTGTTCCTATGGCAACAGCGATAAAATATATTAAAACATTGTAAAATTTCTTTCTATATTATAATAGAATGAAATACAATAAGACATACAAAAACCAAAAAAAATATCCGACTGTATGTGATCCAGGTATGACTTTTGACGAATGTGAATTGGCCATTTTGCGACATGCGGTAGATGAAAGCGAAGAAATCAAGGGTGAAAAATTGGCGAAAAGCGACGAAATCATAAAAATTATCAATATTTTAGAGGATTTTTTATTGAAAAAACGCCGTGTTTGTTATGGTGGGACGGCCATCAATAATATTTTACCAAGGCACGCGCAATTCTATAATCGAGATATAGAAATTCCGGATTATGATTTTTATTCCCCGAGCGCCATGGAAGACGCAAAAGATTTGGCCGATCTTTACTATTCCGAGGGGTACGGAGAAGTCGAGGCTAAGTCCGGCGTTCACCATGGAACCTACAAGGTTTACGTGAACTACATTCCGATTGCGGATATTACACAATTGGATGCCGAAATATACGATAATATTTATAAAGAGGCGATTTCGATTGGAGGAATAAAATACGCCCCGCCTAATTTTTTACGGATGGGAATGTATTTAGAATTATCGAGACCGGCGGGCGATACGACGCGCTGGGAAAAGGTTCTCAAGCGGCTCACGTTGTTGAATAAATACTACCCTTTAAAAGTGGGCTTCAATTGCGAGGCGGTGGATTTTCAGAGGAAAATGGAGAAACACACCAATGATTCGGAAAAAATATACTATATTATTCGCGATGTTTTTGTCGAATTGGGTGTAGTATTTTTCGGCGGATACGCGAATAGTTTATATTCCAGATATATGCCCGAAAAACAGCAAAAGTTGGTCAAGGCTATCCCCGATTTCGATGTTTTATATGAAGATCCGGAAAAGTGCGCGAATATAGTGAAAGAACGACTTCAAGATTCTGGTTTCAAAAAGATTACTTTGGTGAATCACCAAGCCGTCGGCGAATTAATCCCGGAACATATCGAAATTCGTTTTGACAAAGAATGTTTGGCGTTTATTTATAAACCGATAGCTTGCCATAATTATAATGTGTTAAATATCGGAAATAATGAGGTAAATATAGCGACGATCGATACGATTCTGAGTTTCTATTTGGCATTTATGTACGCGGGAATGCCGTATTATCATAAAGATCGGATTTTATGTATGGCGAAATTCCTTTTTGAAATTCAGCGCAAGTCGCGACTCAATCAATCGGGGATTTTGCGTAGATTCAATTACGATTGTTATGGGACCCAAGAAACGCTGGAAAGTGTACGCGCTAAAAAATCGGAGAAATTCAAAGAGCTGAAACGGAATTATAATGAGAAAGAATTCAAGGAGTGGTTTTTCAAATATACACCATCGGATGGTAAAACAAAAACCCCGAGCGTGATGAAAAGTATTGCTATAGATAAAAAAGAGGCGTCGCCTGAAATAAAACCGAAAGAAAAAAGACGACGGAAAACCAAGAAAGCGAAGATTCCTATTTTTAGCGGCGTGTGGAATTTATAAATATTTGCGTCCACAAATATTTATACAATGTTTCAGCACTATCCACCGGGAACCCAGGAAAATTATAGCATTATGATGGAAAAAGGTAAGGAATAGGAATTCCCCGAAGGGCGGGGTATGGAAATCCTTCGGATTTCTGAAGGGCAAGGGTCTGGAAATCCTTCGGATTTCTGAAGAACCGGGGGTTCCCCCTACAATGTTTAGTATTTACAAAATTTTTCCAACGATGATTTATCGGAAGCACCGACGCTCTTATCCTTTTCCGACGTATTCACGCCATTAAACCGTAATACTGTGGGGAATCCAGTTAAATCATATTTATCGGCAAGATCGGGGTTTTTGGTGACATTTACTTTTACAAATTTTACGTCTGAATAAGATTTATTATTGGCGACTTCGTCAAAGATAGGAGACATTTTTTTGCAATGACCGCAACTGGGCATATAAAAATAAGCAACCGTCTTCGCGGAAGACTGAAGTGTGCTATTAAACGAACCGGCGTTCTCTATATCTAGAGTAGATTTGGAGGAATTCGAATCGAAAGCCTCTCTTTTGGAAGCTTTGTATAAAAAGAAGGCTAAAAGAAGTACAACCAATGCAATTATAATGTATTTTGCTATTCGCTGAGATTTGACGCGCATATATATTATTCGGAGATATTATAGCGACGTAACTAAGTCAGTTATTTTTTGGATTCCGAAAAAGAGGGATCCGAATAGCGCGCTCTTCAAAAGAAGCCCCGAAAAGTTCATATTTCCGTCCGCGCTATAAATGGATAAAAAGGAGAAATATTTATATAAAAGGGTTGTTACGACGGGCATTTGAAAAATGAAATATAATATGGCAATCAACACCGGCACTTGTATATCTTCCCAAATGCTCTTGGCTAAACGTTCCCTGTGTCTCTCCTTTTCGTGTTTCCGCATCGTTTCTTCGCTGGCTTCTTCGTATTGACGGATATAATCCGAAGTCAGTTTTGCTTTGGGTACATAATTCGCGTGTATTTCCTCATCGTGTTGATAGTCTAAAGTGTTTATGGGAATGTCGCGCGACGGTAGTCGTTGTTGCGGAAGTTCGTATCGTTCCTCTTCGCTAAATCGTTGTTTAATATTTTGCGGAGGCGGAGGCAAACTGGGCTGCTGAGGTGCGCCATACGGGTTTGGGTGTATATTCAACGGTACGTAAGTGTTTTGTCCAATATCGTCGTGTCCCGAATTCGATTGAGGATTCGGCATTTGCGCTATATTACCCATAATGGGCGGGGCGTTTCCGACCTGGTAAGTTATATTTTCGGGAAGTTCCGAAATTCTCGTCGTAGAATCAGCCATATAATAACGAAATTATTATTATTATATGCAATAAACTCAGGTCAGGGAACCAAAGGTTCCCCGAACCCCTCC